TAGTCCCCCCCCCGGTCTGGCGTAGCTAGCCCTCGTTCTATTCTGAGTTTGCTACTCTTTTAAGGCGGTTTTACACAACCCTGTTACCGTCGAACGTTTGTGATTCGTTCAACTCACACGCAGTTAAGCGTTAAAATACATTTGGAGAGGTATTCCATTATTTGGCACCTCGCCACGCAGTAAGAGCGTTAAAATACATTATTTTGGGCGGTATTCCATTATTTGGAACCGACCCACGCAGTGATAGCGTTAAAATACCCCCATTGTGGTTTGTCCACACGCTGTGGTAGCGTTACTCACACCGTAGTTAGTCTACGAGTATGACCCCGTTTTAGCTCCTCGCATTGGGGCGGCCGGGTTGCAGTCGTTTTAGTTCTGCACACTACCAATGCTAAGGCCCGGGATAGTGTATCGTCCCGGGATAAGTCCTTTTAAGTTACACAGTCTTGGGTTGGGGCCGTGCCAGAAGATGCTTAATCTTCAAAAGCCCTGTCGCAAAATACCCCTCAGGGTACACAGCAGCGGATCAGCTGTGGCAACTAAATCCGTAGACGGGCAGAATCCGACTTCGTCGGATGTTCAGCCCCGAGACACCTTAAGTGGGTCCCCTGGGCGGCTTGGGTCAAAGCCGGCCGACAATACTTCTTTTGAATCTATTGTCTCACATAGTCTTAACGTGTACGATGCTGTAGTCAGCATCGTATCAATGCTCCCAGACATTGGGGGCGCCGTGCTCGCTGAGGTCGCTAGACCTCTCATGAGCCTGCCAGAGATTGGCGGGTTCTTGATTGATGCGGGCATTCTTGCTTGTCATACATCCCTTAAGGATGTGCTACTTTCACTCATGTTCAAATACAGAGAGAATATGTGGCACAACATCCTTGAGCTTGTTTGCGCCATTTTCGACGCGATTGCGGGCCTCTATGACCCGCACCCTGAGTCCCTTATGGACGTTTTTGGGTTTAGCGTTACCAAAGTGGTGCTCGACGGCAACAAATTCTCGTCCGCCCTGACGGATGGTGTCATTGGCTTCCTGCTCAAGCTTTATAGCAAGGCTGCCAAGGCTGTGGAGGTTTTTAGAGACCTTTCATCAGCTAAGGTAGCTTCGCTGCTCAAGAGCAGGGAGTTTACTATCGCCATCATGGTCTTGGGCCATATCGTTGCCCTTCCCGCCGTTGCGGCGGGATACATCGATTCTCCTTCGGTTGTCACTGAAGCGCTTTTGAAAGCGCGCGACGCGTCGTGTGATGGTACTGGTGTTGTGATGTCCGTGATGGAATCACTCATTCAGATCCTGAACCCGGATAGCGTTATGCGCCGTATTATGGCGCTTGACACCACCCTTTTCACGGAGGACAAAGTGGCTGACTTTTTGGACCAAACGCGAGCTTTAATGCTCGAACCGCGTCCTACTGTCGCCGATTTCTCTATTGAAGGTATGGAGTCTGTTGATGGCTTCGTCAAACTTTCGGACTTCACGGAGAGAGCCTCAAAGCTCATTACGCAGGGAAATGACCTTGCGCGAGTTCACGGCCCGCGTGTAGTTCCGACATTACGAGAGCTTGAGGAGTTCGTAAAGGCTCGTGTCAATATGGTGCTTCTTGCGCCGCGAGTTGACCCCGTTGGCGTCATTTTCGTTGGCCCTGCTGGCACAGGCAAATCAAGTATGGTCGGCCTCTTTTCCAAAGCAGTTCATAACCGCTTGGGTATCGAGGAGGTCGTTGGGATGATCTCTGAGCGTGACAAGTATTTCAATCACGCGAGCTCCCACGACACTGTATGGGAGGCGGACGATGTCGGCCAGGCCGGAGAAGCCTCCGACCAGGCGATTATCAAGACTGACATTACGAAGGTCATCTCGTCTCTCCCGTATTCGATAGTGCGAGCTGAGCTCGCAGAGAAGAAGGCGCACTTCTTTAGAGGTGTGTTAGTCATTTTGACGTCCAATTACCATTTTGCGCGCTTGCATGAAGGCAAGACTGGGAATTCTCCCAGTGCCATTGCGCGCCGGTTTATTGAGATCGAGGTTACTGTCAAGCCTGCCTTTCGTAAGGATGGTAGTGCGCAACTGGACCCTTCTAAGGTCCAGGACGACCGCGAGATCTGGGACTTCAAGCTGACGACTTACAAGGCTGGTACCAGGGATGTCGACTACCATGTCGACGTTGAGGAGTGTTTCACGACCTTCTCTGGTATGGTTGCTCGTGCTACATCCATCATTATGGAGCGTCGCGCTAATTCTCTTAGGAGGATCAACGAAGACGCAAGGCGCGGGCCTTTGTGCCAAACTTGTTTTGTTCCATATGCTGGGTTCGACCACTCGGGTTGTTCACTCCCCGAGGAGGAAGCAGAGACGGACCGTACGTGGGGTGATTTCGGTGACTCCATCTCGGTTGTGCGCTCCCCAGTGACGAGGGTCCTTTTGTACTTCTGGTACTATTGGGCTTTCTTCTATGGATTTGTTTGTGCGTTCTTTGGTTTCTTCTACAATATATATGTTTTCAGCGCAGTTGCTGCCCGTCTGGGTAGAAGCGTTGAGGCAGATTATATCTCTGTGCGCTCGCAATTTGTGAGCCAGCGCAGTTCAATAGAAGACACAATTGTTCGCCAAAAGTTGTTCGCGCGTTCTCTCGCCTACCGAGCTCTTTATCTCGGTGTTGGGGGAGCAGTTATGCTCGGCTTGTGGAAGCTGGTGCGCCGTAAACTCCCTGAGAAGGAGGGTACGGTGTTGTCGGCTCCCCTTACGGTTCCCCATCCGGCGTCTGAAGAAGACGTCGTCTTGGATGAGGTCTATGGCGTGCAAGCGCACGCAACATACCTCAAGACCAACAAGTTGGTAGCGTTCGGTGCTCCTTACATGTCGCGCTCAGCCAAAGATCTTGGTGGAGTTATAGGCTCGCGCACCCTTGATATTAGGGTATCCTCTGGGAGTAGCGCAGCCATCTCTGCCAAGGTTTGGATGTACAAGAGTGCGAACACTTACATTACTGTGGGCCATGTTTTTAAGGGTCCCGGCCCTTTTGACGTTGAAGTCACGAGACAGTTTACCACGCGCCCGCCCTTCAGGTTCAGCTTTCAGCTGCCTAGAGAGCGCATTGCCGTTCTGTCAAATGATATTGCCGTCTTTACGACTAGAGATATGGTACTACCAAAGAATTTTGCTTTTGGTGAGTATGTGGCTCGCGTTGAGGAAGTCGGTGTCGGTTATGTCGCTGCTGTTAGCGCGGATGACGGCCCCGTCCTCAAACCCATTGAGGTGAAATATGCCTCTGGGTCTTGGTCTACGTCTTCGGGCGAGATCATGAACGGAGCTTATACGTACCCCTTGCACGGTCATGGACTGTGCGGCACCCCTTTAGTCGTCCCGGCCCATAATGGGAAGGGAGCGGTTGTTACGGGTATCCATATGGCCGGCATTGCCGGCACAGGTTACGCCGTCCCGCTCGATCGCGGAGAAATCGATGATGCAATTGGGAAGCTGACCGGTGTGGTGCCGGAGAGCGAGACCAAATTTACGTTCACGTCTGAGATTGGAAACATTTCACAGCGTTCGTTCTTGCACAATATTGATCAGGTCCGCGCCGAGAGCGTCAATTTTACGCCTTTGGGGACTTTGTTGAGGGGTGTACCCCCCAAACCAGAGTCCAGTTACCATGATCTCGGCACATTCACCGATGAGCTCGGTATTGGTAAACCAAATTTCAAAGGGTTTTACGATTCAGAAAAGGAAGAATGGGTCGGCTGGGACATTGTCTCAGTCAAGGGCCTAGCTGTTGCTGATGATAAGATCCGATGGACGCGCTTTACGGAGAACTTGAAAGTCTGGACGAAGAACAGAGGTGACGGCAGACCTTTTGCCCTCCCTCAATTTGGAGTCGTGGATTACAAGCATGCCATTAATGGTATCGGCGCGCTGCCGGGCCTCGACATGAAGACCTCTGGAGGTATGGGCATGTCGGGACCGAAATCCCAATTTTTCGATAGGGTCTCCGAGGACCCCGCCATATACGAGATGAAACCAGAACTCGAGAAAGATGTTCTGAACCTCGAAAAGGCTTATCGCAATGGGGAGCGCGTTCGCGTTCCGATGAAGGTTTTCCCAAAGGATGAACCCAGGAAGTTGTCGAAGATAGAGAATAGGGAGATCCGCAAAATTGCAGGGGCGCCTGTCGCCTTCTGCATTCAAGTGCGGAAGTACTTTCTCGGTGTCCAACAATTCCTGCTTAACAACAGGGACACATTTGGATTTGCCCTTGGCGTGAACCCATATGGAGAAGATTGGGGGCATATCGCCCAGAGGCTCGGTTCGATTGGTTTTGAGAGGGTTATGGCCGGTGATTTTAAGGGGTTTGATGCCTCTATATCCGGCCCAGCCGTCCAACACGCTTTTGACTTCATGATTTGGATTGCGGAGGAGTATCTTGGATATTCTTCCGGTGATCTCGCGGTGATGCAACTCATCGCGATGGATGTTCGTTTCCATGAGTTAGTTTATCATGGGGTCGATTCCCTTTTCTGCTGGACTGGCAATCCTTCTGGACAGCCGCTCACGTCTTTTGTCAATTGCATTATCAATCTCACCATCCACCTTGAAGCTCATGGATGGAATAGGAGGGGCTTCGTAGGCTACTTCCTTGGCGATGATTGCCTTGCGGCATCTAGGTATATTGACCAATTCCGCGTGCAAGAAGTTGCCGCAAGCCTTGGGTTTCAGTACACTACCGCAGACAAGGAAGCCGTAGTAGAGCAATTTACAGGGCTCGAAAAGGCGACCTTTCTCAAGAGGAGTTTCCGCTTCAATGATGATTTGGAGCGATGGACTAGCCCTCTAGAGGTGTCTTCGGTGAAGAAGATGCTTTCATTCTGGAGAGCACCTAGTTACTCAAGTGAAGACGAGAAGGACATCTTATTCCGCAGTTGGCTCCGCGACGTCATTTTGAATGCGTCGCGTGAAATGGCCCTTCACGGGCCTGAGACTTATGCGGAGTTCGATAGAATTCTCGCAACAAAAGCCTTCCTCGGCAAAAGTTGCAACCTGTTGCCATATTCTGATATGATGAAATGGCACAGGGAGGAAGCTGTCACCTACTGTTGGTGACGGGCGTAGGTTCGGTCTGAAGCTGTAAGGACCGTTCGCAGGCCGCTGCATGTTACAGCTAATTGTCAAACATCTCTTACAACCACATGATTGGAAATAAAGAAGAAGAAGAACAAACCCGTGTTCCTGGACCTAAAAACCAGGCGTCTGAGGGCGACGAAGAGCCCTCAAACCAAAGCGCTAATCGCGCGCGAGATGAGCATCTCGTTTTGTTATTCGAGGATAGGTTATGTCTGCTTGCTGGCTTTACTATGTCATTGCTAGCGCTAACATTTTCCATCTTGAGTTACATGAATAATTAGCTCTCCCCGGACTCTCCCTGGGGGTGACGTTGAAGAGGAGTGTATAGTTCGATCACTCGGCTTATTACTGATGTACGGCCAGAGAAGCGTTCTATATAGACTGCCGGAGCAGCCCTTCGGCAAACAGCACCTAGTCAGTGCCATCAGGACCCTCGCGAAGTGCTTGAGTCAGCACTCGCTGAGCAAAATGACTCTCTATCAACAACAACATCAATACTGATAACGTCCAGACCTCGGCCGACGCTGCCGTAACGGACACCAAACAACAAACAGTGACTTTTGAGGATAAAGGAGCCGCTGCGCCCAACATGGGCCTTGCAGCTGCCCCTCCTCCTTCTAGCAGCTTGGCTGTGACCGATGATACTCTCAAGGACTTTCTCGCTCGGCCTGTTACCCTCGCCACCGTGACGTGGGCTTCTACAGATGCCGCGGAGACTGTCGTCTCCGAGATGAACCCTTGGAAACTTTATCTTGCCAATACTGCTGTGAAGAATAAAGTCGCTAATTACCAGGTTATCCGGGGTAATTTGCATTTGCGTATCATGCTTAACGGCTCTCCGTTTCATTATGGATTGCTGTGCGGATGGTACCATCCATATGCATATAATTGTCCCGGGTCCACTCATGCTAGAGTGTGCACATTCATTCAACATCCTCATGTGCTCATTCAGCCAGCTGAGACTACATCAGCAGACATTGTTCTGCCTTTTGTTTCGCTAAATGAGTGGATCGACCTTTCGCCTACTGGTTACTCAGGGAACTTGGACGAAGCCAAGGGTGTCAACTTGGGCTCTTTTAGCCTATCTGTTGTAACGCCTTTGGTGGATGCCAATACTCTTGGTGCCACTGATATTGACCTAACTGTCATGGCTTGGCTGGAGCAGGTTGAAATTGGAGTTCCTACTCCTTTTCCCCAGCTTGAAGCCGGCCAATCGGTTAAGGTCAAACGCAAGACTCGCAAGCCTCGCAACGACGAATACAAGGCCGATGGACTTGTCTCGTCCATCGCCTCGACTGTTGCCGACGTTGCAGGACGTCTCACTGACGTTCCGGGCCTGGCTACTCTTGCTCGAGCTACAGAGGTTGGAGCAGATGCGGTTGGCGCCATAGCTGCCCTTTTCGGGTGGTCTAAGCCGACCCTCATTTCCATGCCCCTGTTTGTCAAACCCAAGCCCTTCGCTTATCTGTCTCAGTACGAAGGAGCCGATCTTAGCAATAAGTTGGCTCTTGACGTCAGAGCGGAGACGCCTGTCGGGCCTGGTTCTATTGGTCTCCCCAATAAGGATTCTCTAGTCATCAACGATATCCTTCAGAGACCGTCCTACATCAACACTGTTACGTGGGCCACGACGGATGCGACTGGCACTCGCGTTGCCAGGATCCCCGTCACACCCGGACTTGTTGGTGTAACTGCCGCTGGTGCCAATTACCAGACTGTGAACATGACTCCCATGTTTTGGTTGACTCGTGTTTTCATGTACTGGACCGGCACTATTCGCTATAATTTCAAGTTCATCGCGACGCGCTTTCATCGCGGCCGCGTTCGGATTTGTTATTTTCCTCGTGACGCCCTCATTACTCCGGCCGTCGACTACACTAACACATCGTGGAATACGGTTGTTGATGTGACTGATGATATGGAGATTGAGATCGAGGTGCCTTATACCCAAAAGGTGCCTTGGATGCGTTCCAGGATGCTTACAACTGGCAGCACTGACAACTACTCGTTCGCCAATGGCGAACTCGCTATCTATGTGCTGAATGAGCTTAAGTCCCCTACTGGGACTGGCTCTATCCAGGTGTTTGTAACTGCCACCGCTGGTGATGACTTCAGGGTGGCTAAACCATATGCCGATGAGATTCAGAACTTTACGTTCTTGAACTCAGAGGGCGCTACGTGGGATACTGATAAGCCTACTCAGCTTGGCACTGGTGTTAAGACCGTGTCGAGCAATGAGTGGACTACAGGACCTGCGCCTGTCCTTGAATCCGGAGACGGTATGTCGCGCCAAGTCGTTGACAACCGTGATTATCCGGTCCGGCATTTTGGGGAGAGTATCGTGTCGCTGCGCACTCTTTTGAAGCGCGCGACACCATACATTACGGGAAATGTCGATGTGGCATCTGCTATTAGTACAGCTAGTGCCCTCGTCCTCCCTTATCTCCCTTTTGATCATCTCGCTGAGGATCTCTCGACCGACTACCCCCTTAAAGTATTTGGTGCCGCTGGCACTCAAGCTACCGGGGTATTTGCCGCTCAGACCTTCATTTCCTACTTGAAGCAGCCTTTTCTGGCAGCTCGTGGATCTGTTAGGTATAAAGCTGTCCTTTGGGACAGCGTTGAGCGTCCGGGATTTGCCAACGAGAAAGATTTGCGCGGAGTTGTTGCGGCATCGCTTACCGATGCTGTAGCACCCTGCGCATATGTTACGGAGGTTAACAACATTGCGTGGGAGGGTGCAAGTGGCATGTCCCTCGATACAATCCTTACACAGGACGGTGTCGAGGTTGAGGTGCCTGCCTATTTTAATAGGAATTTCACCCTCGCCGGCACAATCAACGATATGACGCTAGGGATCGATGAATCCTTTGCTGATCTTTCTTCACAGAACTCGGTTGTGTTGTACCTTTCCAATGTGTATAATCTAAAAGACGCTGCAACAGCAGACTTCAAGACTACGACGTATTACGTCACAGCGTCCGGAGGAGATGATTTTACATTGGATTGGTTTGTTGCCGTTCCCCTTGCCAGACAGTACATTGGTACTTATGGAAGGAGGAATGTGCAACCTCCTGCCTAACGAGAGACCGCTCGTTAGTTTGCATTGAAATAGTACTGGTTTTTAACCTCTGCTTCAATGCAGGGGGGAATTTTACGGTGCCTTTTCATAGGTTTTTGCAAAA